CACGTGAAGAACTTGAGAATAAGCTCAAAGAACTCAGTAAAAAAATCGATGGCTACAACGCCAAAACGATCGAAGCTGAACCAGAGCACGTTGAACAAATTGAAAAGTCTTAGTTGGTCTGAGTGGATTAACGAGTTTAACAGAGTGCATAATCCTATGTTCACTTCTGTTGGAATAATAGAGGTTAAAATTAATGACGAAGAAAAAGATTAGTATACCAAGAAAAACAAAAACAGAGATTGAGAAGTATCCTATGGTATCTATTGAATGGTACGATATTGTAAGTGATTCGAGTTGGAGTACGTTTGAACATATAAAAAAAGCAAAACTTGCTACCTGTATAACAAAAGGACATTTGATAAGCCAAACAAAAGGTGTTACTAGAGTGTTTGGTGATTACTCATTTGGAGATGATGGTAAGAGTATTGAGACAATAGGTAATACTACAATCATACCCAATTCAGTCATCATAGATATTAAAAAACTGACTTAATGGTACGTAATATAAATCAAGAAAAATTACTATGGCAGCGCACTAAAAAAGGCCTGACCGAATGCTTTCTAACCCGCATAGAAACTAGCACTTTGAATGGTGTACCTGACGTGCATGGTGTACATAAGTCTGGAGTATTTTGGATAGAATTAAAATCAGATCAACTCAGTTTTCCTAAGCTAAATAAATGGCAAGTTGTTTGGATTAATAAATATATCAAGGCAGGTGGTAATATTTTTATCTTGAAAGAGACCCTCTCGAAGAGGTCTCTTAAACTCTACAAGCCGGTGTCCGTGTTCACTGATCCTCGTTCACTGGAACCTCGTGCCTCGTTCTCGTTACCCTTTAAATGGCCCACGGTCCAGAGGCAGCTGGTGAACCTTCTCCGGGAGGATGCAGCGTGATCCTCGTCTCGTTCTCGTTGGTAAACCTCGCTCGTTCTCGTACAACGGACAGCACTGGGCCCATCCTGCAGCTGGTGACTGGCTGTAACCTTCGTCCTGAAGCTCGTGTCGTTTCCTGCCCCTCGTTTTTTTTACCTCTTAGTTAGTTGACGGGGGGCTGGTAACGGCATGGCACTGGCATCTCCTGGCAGCTCGTTCTCGTTTGAGAGGCGAAGGTCTCGTCTCGTTTGAGAAAGATCAGTGGCATCCTGCAGCGTCAGCTCAGGATCACAACTGGAGCTCCTGCTGTGCTGGAAAATTTTCCTGAAAATAGTTCTTGACTTTATCCCATTAGGTCTTATGTTATCCTTAACCATGGTGTGCCTTGGCACGGAACACGTAAGGCCCATTTCAGGCTGTGTTGGCGGGAGCGGGGCACGTATGGATAACTAACAAAGGAGAAACAATGCCGAAGTATATAGTAAACGTTGATATGGACTCACCTCGTGAGGAAGGCGAACATATTGAAAAGAAATTTGAAAAAGGGATCGAGGCACCGGATGAGCACGAAGCCGAACAGGTCGTCGATAAGTGGATTAAAGAACAGATGTATGGTGGTCCATACTACAGCATCACGGAGGCCGATGATGAAAACAATTAAGATTCAGGTAGAAGGTGGCGTGGTACAAGAAGTTACCATCCCGAAAGAGTATGAACATCTGATCGATTACGAAGTAATCGATCTCGATACAGAAGAACCGAAGGAAGATGGAGATGCCGTTAAAGCAGACAAACCACTGGCTGGTAAAGTATACGCTCTTACTGGAGGCCCGGATGCAGCGTGCATTGCGAACGGTAACAGCTGGTCAGAGTCTGTCGTGGAGGAAGACTAAGTGGGCTTCGTTATAACATATTTATGTTTGCTGCTGCTGTGGCCAGGTCCCGTTCTTGCTGGCACAGCGATCCTTATCATAGCTCTCGTCGGGGGACTGGCGTGACCTGCAGCTGCGTCTCGTTTAAGCTTGGCATCGGATCACCTGCCTGGTGGAAACTGACTGAGCCCCCAGCGCACAAAACTCTACTTGGCAGTTCCCTAGTTTAGAATAATTCTAAAAGATAATTGTTGCATGGGTAATGGGATATGATAAGATATCGCTAACCATTTAACAAAGGAGAAAATTATGGGATTAGATCAACACGCACACTTAAGAGGTCAGAAAATTGATTGGGATAAATATTTCAATGATGATGACTATTCTGAAAATGCAGGGGTCTTCGTTTGGCGAAAACACGCAAGACTTCAAGAGTTTATGGCAAAGAAATGGACTGACCAAAATCCTTCAGTAAAAGTTGAAGGACATCTGGCTCATCTTGGTTTTAATGGAGATCAAGAAGCACCATGCTACATGACTAAAGAAGTCGTTGACGAATTAGCCGAACAGATTGAAAAGGGCTTTTCTGACTATCACGCAGAAGATGGTTTTTTCTGGGGTCAACAATTTCAAGAGGAAAGTGTTAAGGACTACAAAGAGCAGGATTTAAAGTTCTTAAAGTTTTGTCAACAAGCGATCAACGAGAACAAGGTCGTTGAATATTGGTGCAGTTGGTAATGCCGAAAGATATTAAACGAGCCGACAATGTCGGCTCGTTTCGTGTTAGTGGTTGGGCGATTGTTATGACATGGGAGAGACCTGACGGCACGTGGTACACAGAAACCAAAACTGATGTCGCTGACCATGTCGCGCATGAAGTAGATGAATGGATTACGGAGTTAGAAAATGAAAAGAAAGAATAATGCCTCGCCTCGTAAAGCAGGACAACAAGCGCAAGATGAATTTACTAACCACATCACACGGCTGGTGAAAAATCTGGAGAGTGCGATACAACTTGAGGTTGAGCCAAATGTTAATACCTTTATTAATATCATTAATAAAAAAGATAAAAAAAAGTTAAATTAGTTCTTGTAATGGGATTAGATAAGATATAAGAAGAGGGGGCAATCATAAGATTGTATAACTTAACAAAGAGGTAAAAATGCCAAATGCAATAAAGAAGCTAAAGCAAGATGAAAAAAAAGTAGTTCTTGCTTATGCTCAATTAAAGCTAAAAGCAAATCGACTATCTAAAGAGTTAGACACAATGAAACAAAATGTTGTGGATTGCTTTGATAGAACAAACCAAAACTTAATTATTGTTCAAGATGAGAATGGTAATAGCTTTGGATTACAAAAAATAAATCGTAAAAGAAAAAAGTTTGAAACCGCAAATTTCAAAATTGCTCATAACGATTTATACAATAAGTTCACTACTGACATTGAATATAGTGAGTACAAAGCAATAGGGGATAACAATGCCCAATAATGATTTAATAAATATTGCTCAAGTATTAGCGAAGAGGGTTGGCGATAAATCGCCAACTCAACTCAAAGATATGTTAGTCTCTAATGGTGCAAAGAAACAACTCAACTATGAGATCATGTTTCAACTATTAATGGGCGAATGTGAAAAACATATTTTAGAGAACAATGGAAATGCTGTGGTTGATGAGTTCAAGAATAATATTCTTGATAAGTTTTCAACGTTGATACAGCAACTAACACCAACCGATCAATAATAATAAACAACCAATGGCGTTTAACAACGCCATTGGTGTACCTAGAAAAAAGGCTCAAAACCCTCAACGACCTGTAAAAATTTCTGTTAAAAACAGCGACGACGTTCAGGCACAGCTTTTGCGTTGCAAAGAGGTTTACAAAGCAATATATACAAATATACTAGGGTCCCAAACGAGATGAATATTGAAAAACTCACTGAAGACGAAATAAAAGATTTAATCCTGCAAAAGCAGTTGCAGTGGATCAAGTTATGCCAGGATAATTTTATAATTTTTGCTGAAGCTGTTTGGGAAGATTTTATCTATAGAAAAACAAAGGACCCAAAGAACTATGGGCACCATCAAATAATCGCTGAATCTTTTCAGGACATAGCTGATGGTGAAGCAAAGAGGCTCATCATTAATATGCCTCCTAGGCATACCAAATCTGAATTTGCATCTTATTTGTTTCCTGCTTGGTATATTGGTAAGTATCCAAAGAAAAAAATTATGCAGGTATCACACAACGCTGAACTTGCTTCAAGGTTCGGTAGCAAGGTTCGTAACTTAATGAACACCCCAGAATACAAACAAATTTTCGGAGACGTAACACTTAGAGAAGACTCT